GCATAATAGATTTGTTGATTTCTTGTGTATGCTGTCTGCTTCTGTCGCCAAAAGTTATAGCTGCCATTTGTTCTGCACGTTGTTGTCTAGCTAATTCATTATCTAAAGCAAAGCGTTTTTCTTCTAGTTGAGCTAATCTGTTTTGAGCTTCGCCATAAGATCTAACACCCGCCATAGCACCTTGACCAATATTAGTTAATGCAAAAGGTGAAGTGCCAGCAGCAATACCTAACCCTGCTTCTAACATAGCCATACCTGGTGCCATGTCTTCCATACGTTTAGCACGGGCTTCCATCTTAGCTAATTTTTCTTGTCGACCCGGAAGCGTAGGATCAGCGCCTAAAACTGCTTTATATTCGTCTGATAATTCTTGTAATGTTTTGTCTTTAATTAACATGTTGTCATAGACGCTTGGATTAAAGCCTGAGCTTGAGCCACGTTGCCCTGTTTGTTTTATGTCCGGCTCTCCTGTAATTGTTACGTCAGGTTTATCCGATGTTGCAGGTTTAGTAATGACAGGTTTTTGTAGGCCTTCCATGTTAGGTTTAGATCCTACAGGGCTTGTTTGGGTAAAAGGATCTAATGAACCAGATAACCATGCTTCTCTACGTTTTTGTAATGTGTTTACAGTACTTGTAAGTTCAGGCAGTCCTTTTCCAGACTTTGCAGCTTCATTTCTTAAGTCTTGATAGTAACTAAGTGATGCATCGTATGGAGTTTCAACCCCAGCTGAAGTTACACTTGTTGTAGGCATGCCATATCTTTTAGCCATAAGATTTGCTTCACCAAGTTTACGAGCGCGTCTATATTGTTCTACAGGATCATAGTCAGGGGAATACGAGTATCCGCCTTTTTGAAACGCTACAATACCACCTGCAGCAAAACTATCTTCTTGATACATACTATCATCAACAGGTAAGTCGGCGACACCTTGCGATTTAGGAGCACCTGGAGAGAGGACAGGGTTTTTAGCTAACATCGCAAGGCCGCCTTGAGTGGGCATCGTTTCTTGTTGTAAATCTTCTGCTACACTTGATTCTGGAGCTTGGTCAGCTTGGTATTTAGCACGTGTATCTTTTCTACGTTGTAATTCACTTAGCGCTAAGTAACTAGGTACTTCACCTTGTGGATTTTGAACATAACCAATGAGTGCATCATCAGGCACACCACGTAACATATCTTGTAGTTTAATAATGTTCATGCTATTGCTTTCCTAATATATTATAAAGTCCTAAACCTGCTAACCCTACACCACCTAATTGTGAAGCTAAACTTGGTCCCGGAGCATATTGCACTTGAGTTGTACCCAATGCTGCGGCGTTACCACGTAGAATATTACTGAGGTAATCAAGTTGTGCTTTTTGATAATTTTGTTGTTCTTGGAATTGTTGATATTTAAGATTCTCAATTTCTTGTTGAAGTGCTTGTTTCTCACCGGCTGATGCAGCTTGTGCTTTAAGTCTTTCAAGATTAGATACTTGTTCAGTTGCAGCCAATGCACCTGTTTTAGCAGCGCCTTCCATGCCAGCTTGTAAACCACCAAGACCAATATCTTTACCAAGCCCTGCTCTAAATTGTTGTGCTTGTTGACCTAGTTCAGCCGCTTTCATACGACGAGCTTGATCTGCTTCAAACATTTTTTGTGCATTGAGATAACCTGATTCAGCACCTTTAGTTCTAATGTCTGCTATGTTTTGTGCTAAGTTTCTATCTTGTTCTGATTGCATTAAAGCTTGACGGGCACCGCCGAATGTACCACGACCAATAGCACCCATAGCACCACGGGATCTTTCTATATCGCCTTGACGACGTGCTTCACGTACTGCAACATCAGTAACCGCTTCTTGGTAAGGACTCGCATAATACGCTGCTGCAGAAGGATCAAATACCCCACCTGAAATAGCTGTTGGAGTATAACCTAATGCGGAACCTAATCCAGCACCTGACGCACCAAAACCTAATGCTGTACCCATACCTAATCCAGAACTTGCAGCACCAAAACCACCTGGTGTAGTCATGCCTGCTACTTCTCTTTGTACCGCTTCTTGTTCTGGTGTAAAGCCTGCAACGCGTGTGCCTGTATATGGCGTATATTCTTTGACACCTATAACATTACCAGAGGCATCTGTTTGATAAACTTGCTTACCTGTTTGTTTTAAAAGCTCTTCATAGAATGGTTTAGCATATTCAGGCAAGTTCGTAGAATAAGACGTTTGTGTAGTATTACCACCACCACCTCCACCTTTAGAACCACCGCCATAAAATGTGAATGCTTCTACTAGGTTAGTTACCCAGTTAAACAAATTAAATAATTTCATAAATCTTTCTCCACAACCATTCTTACAGTATTAAAGTTTGCTTTTATTTTATAGAGTCTAGCTTGCGTCTCTTGTGCCCACGCACTAGCTTTTGTTGCACCTTGCATTTTAGCCCATGTTTCTACTTGGCTAAACGTTTCTTCATTTACTATTCCTAATCCGCCTAATGCTGTAATAAACATAGTTCTTGCATTAGGATTATTAATAAACTCAACTGTCATAGCTCCGTTTATTTTATTATTTTCATTGACGGATACTAATAAAGTTTGTTCACCTCTTACTAGTAATAGCTTTAATTGATCTAAAGTAAAATCACCACCACTTACATTAATTGATGCATTTAAATAACTTTCTATATCAGCCCAAACATTATATACATTATTGGGTGCTACAATTTGTACGGTGTTCATGCAGGTAAGTATTTCTCTGCCTTAATTTCTTTACCTTGTTTTTTATTTCCTGTACGTGCTTGTCTTACTTTATCTAACATAGCATATAATCTTTTTGACCCAGCTTTAGATGAACCATTACCTAAGTGACTAACAACGTCTGCAGGTATTACAAATTCACCATCAGCTAAACGTGCTGGCTGCTTACCTTCTATTGTAGCAGGAATTGAGTCAGACATACCATCACCTTCACCATCTAAATATCCGCCTGGTTGTCCACCACTTTTCAATGCAGTTAAACCGCCCATAGCATAACCTAATGTTTGAGCTTCAGTCATAGATTGCTGACCTGCAAGATTACTTAATCTACCTATACCATATTTATCAGTTGAAAGCGGTGCAGAAATTTGACCTTCTGGTCTATTGTATAAATCAGAGATGCCTCCGCCTTCTGGTGGATTAGGATTAACAGCGCCACCTAAAGCATAACCATTAATGTAGCCGCCTTTTGCAACTAAACGAAGACCTGTATCATACTTATCACTTAAATTAAGTTGACCTTGTGGGCCTCTGTATTTACCTTTATCAGGATCATCATAAAGATTACCGCCGCCATAACCTAAATCAGAAGGTTCTAACCCTGCTAAAACTGCACCACCAACAGGCATAGCCAAGTCCATAGCAGAACCGCCGGCATCAGTAAAAGCTTTGTACGCATCGCCAACAGACATATCTGGATTAAGGCCTGATAAATTTTTAACGCCCGACCCTAAGTCACTTAAATTTTGAGATATATTAGTGGCAGTAGATGATGGGGGAATAGGAGTAAAATTAGGAGCAGCTGCAAAATTAGGTAAAGCCTGAGTCGTTAAATCCGCGGCTTGTTTACCTGCAACACCGAAACTCATGTCAGGACCTAGTTGTCCTGTTGACCCTACAATACCTGATTGGCCTATCGTTGGATTTAAATTAGTAATACCTTTATTAACTAAATCTCCCATAGATTGAGCAGTAGTACCAGCTCCACCAAATGCCTTACTAAATGTTTGACCTAATCCAGCACCGCCATAACCGCCCATACCACCCATGACGCCGCCCATTAATGGGTCATCACCTTTAGCTGCAGCAAGCAAAGCACCTGTACCAGCACCTGCTAAAATAGGAGTCATCGTTGAAGACATAAAACCAGCACCGGCTGGGCCGCCCACAGCAGCACCAACAATCGTAGGTAAGAACGAAGTAAAGAAATCGCCAAAGCTAAATGCTTCAGGCATACCAGTATAAGGGTTAGTAGACATCTTAATGCCTAGTGAATTACCTATTTGTTGAAGTCCACCTACTTCTTCTGGGCTCATATGAACGAGCATTGAGTCACCGTTACGACCTAGGGAAGCTAAACCTTGTGCTGTTTGATTGATCATAATTAAAAATCCTTAAATATACAGTAATAATATCATATCTATAGTCTAGAAACAAAGGTAATTGCGCCAATCGCTGAGGGAATTGACGGATGGGCATAGGGCACAGTAATTGCTGGTGCATACTCCATATAAACGCCGTCTACAGGTCCAGTAGTACTATAAGCTTGGTCAGTAGCCCACCATAGTGCTATCTCGTCTCCTGCTTCAACTTCAAACGGCACGGTTGAATACATCAATACATAACTAGGAACGCCAGCACTTTTACGAGCGGGTATTGTAATTTTACTAGCAGATCCAGGTACATCTATATTATTAACACGTAGCCATACTACGACATCGTGAGCTGCGTTAGCTGTGTTTGCATATTGAAGACTATAATCTATTTTGTAATACCCAGTATACTCAGCAATTGCATAAAACCCAGGGTCTAAAGTAAATCCTAAACCCGAATCTAATGTATTCCATTTTACAATAGTAGGAGTATCGTTTGCTGTTGCATATTGGTCAGTTGTATCTAATGCTGATATGTGAGGAAAACTTAAACTAGCGCCTCCAGCAGTATTACTTAAATTAATAGTAAATGCATCTAAAGTATTAAAATATAAACGTAAGGCATTACTAAATGATTCTGTGTATGTTTGACTATACTCAATAGTAGGTATAGGTAAGTTCGGAGCCTTAGTTCCATTTATAATAACTCTAGACATTATGATCTTGTTCCATCTGGGCGCGCATCAACTCTAGGCATACCTAGTTGCCACTGCGTACCTACAGTATCTGATGCAATTCTAAAATTCATTTGACGACCACGTGCACGTATGAATACTTGGTTTGTATATTGATCCACCGTTGCTGTCGCAGTGACAATATTAGCATCTGTAGGTTGGCCTTCTGCATTAGTTGATGAACTTGCAGCACCTGGAAAGTTACGTACACCTACAGTAATATCAGCTTCAGGAATAATTGCAGCGCCTGTTATAGGATTAAGTGTTTCAGATCCTCTAAAGTTAACATCAGGAATAATACGACGTATTAACATAAACTTATCACCATCATCAATATCAACGTCAGCAGATTGAATGTAAGAAGTAATAGGAAGTGGTGCTGCGCCTAAAGGTTGTCCATCGTCTGTACCATTTTCATGTTGGTAAACCCAGCCATCAGCTAGTCCTACAGGATTATTAAATACACCTGAGTCAATCCATGCAGTTCTTTCTAGTTGACCATAGTACCAAATATTTTCAAGATAATTAAAGACCACATAACGATCAATTTCGTCTGAGTTAGCAGATGGGTAGAACCAAATAATTTCTGTAAATTTATTATTAACCCCTGCAAAAATAAGTGCACTTTGTTCATAATTAATATCAGTAAAAATGTATTGTCTAATTGTACAAGGTAGAGTATCTACGCGACCAGAGTATGTATAGAATCTATCACGACCCATCCAGTAAGTAATATTGTTAGAACCTACGAGTGCATTAGCACCAATAATAGAAATGTTATGAGATAACTCTTGTAAACTAAATACTTCAGCAGTACCTAAAAATTGAATAGATGATAATGATGTATTAGTAAATACTAAAGTTTCTTGTCGGGTATTAATTGCAGTAATAATTTTAGAACCTGATTGTAGTCGTAAGAACCCTGCAGTATTAGTTACAGTAGGTTGCCAATTTTCTGGTTCAGGGCCAATATCAGGATCAACATTAGACCACCGAATTAATAGTGGATCATAAGAACCTAAGTAATCTGGTGCCGATGCAGTGGGGTCATAATTCGTGCAACCTAATGCAAGTAAGAAACCTTGTGCTGTAAATAATATTCTAGTCACTTTTTGTGGAACTGCCACGGCACCTGATAAAGAATTTAATAGTACTGCATCATTACTAAACGCTGTGTTATATGCCCAGTAATAAATTTCACCACCTGTGCCTGATACAGTATCGTATTGTGTATTAAATACTAAATCATTATTAAACTTATCCATAAAGATAAGACGCGCGGGTTGGAACACAGGTACGGTTGAACCAGAACCCCAAGTACCACGACTCCAAGTAGAAGTACCCCAGCCATAACCCGCAGTAGCGATAGAGAATCCGGCTGGCATATAAACAACGACTGTAATGCCTGTGCCACCTTGACTTGTTGTTGTTGATGTAGCAGTAGTGGTTGCTTCAAAAGTAAATGTATTAGAATCTAACGCTGTTACTTGAACAGTTGTGTTCATTTCAGATACAGGTATACCACCAATCGTAGGCCCTGCAATACCGCTAAGTGTTACATAAGTTCCTGTTGTAGCGCCATTACCTGTTAGAGTCACTGTCACTGTTTTTGAACCATTTGTTGTGCTTATACAATTATCTGTGTCAGGAATGGTAGATGTAGTATAGGTAGCATAAATAGGTGTGATGTCATGTAAGGTCGTACCTGCACCTACATAAACTCTTGAGTTGGTCCCTATACCTAGTAGATTAGATCCGTCAGTTGTTGACCATGAGAATATAGCACGCGCAGAATCAGTGTATTGATTTAAGTTAGATACTGTCCAACCACCAAACTTTTCAGGAAAGCCTGATCTAAAACGAACAAGCTGAGTTTCATACCAACCACCTTCTGATGCGTAGTTAGTTTGATCTCGGTTAACACCGGGTTTAAATATGAGTTTACTTAGTGCCATTATCTACCCTCAAAGAGTGCTTTCTCATCCATTCTACGAATTTGTAGACCTCGTAATATTCTACCACCTGCACGACAATATTTTAATAACGATTCCATAGCCGCCTTCTTATCGCCGCGTAACAACGCTTGACGGATGGTTGATCTTTGAAAGCATCCAAGACCCAAATTAAAACAAAAAGATACAAGAGCATCGAATTCATGTTGTCGAAGAAACATGTTAGGTAACATCTTATGTACTCCCAACTCGAAGCGACGTAAGTCCCGTTTAAGAATTCCATCTATTTCTTCTTTCGTAAAAAGTCTATCCCAAGATTTAGGCAAAGATTTGCCGTCCCCAATAAGATGACCCACGCCAACAGTCCACAACCCAGCAGGACAACGATAGGGCCTATTACGCACGCCTTCATGATGTTTAATAAGCTTGATGCCGCGTTCTGAAACATTCACTTATTTCTTTTCCCAAGTCCTTGAACCAAAGTAGAAACCAATAATAGATGCTACGATAGCCATTTCATCTGTTGAAAATACTTCGTGTGAAGCTACGATAAAGTCAACGCCTGACCACATAGCCCAAGCTAATGATACAAAATTAATTAAGACTAACTCACCTACAAAGATAAATGCAACTACAGGTCTTACCATACCATTCCAGTTACGTACTGTAGGAGAAGCAGACTCAACTAATTTTTTATCGTGCTCATATAAAGCTACACGTTCTTCTGCATAAGTTTGTGCTTCAACTTGATCTAACTTAATCTCTTCTATTTTTTGTTGTGCTAAAAAACCTCGTTCAGCTAATTGAAGCTCACGTTCTGTTTGTAGCTTAGCCATCTCACGTTCATGCTTTTGATCTCCCTTTTGTTGGAAGAAGTTTAAAACGTTTGGAAGCCCTGCAGTAGCAAAGCCTAAGATAGATGATAGTATGCTTAACATTGTTTACCCTTTGTAATAATTGAGTCAGAACCTTTAGTCACTGTAACTTTATCTCCTTCTACTGTAACAGACATGGGCACTTCTGATTTATCTAATCTAGCTACAAGCTCTTTAATGACTTCTATTTCAGGTCTTTCTTCTTTATCTTTAGTACCTGTAATACCTGTAAGAATACCAATGAGCGCCATAGCTGCAGTGGAAACAAGTCCAATAACAGGCGTTAAAGCTTCGGCAGATAAAAACATTGCGGCAAATACGCCTACACAAACTAAAAATACAATCATAGGCATACCGAACTTGCCTATAAATCGACTTGCTGCTTCTCTTGCTGATTCATTCATATTAACCTCCTAAATGATGTACACACCATAAAAGGCAAAGTACAATTAAAACTCCAATTAAAATTCTCATTTCGATTTTTCCCAATCCTTAATTTTATCTAACCACTCATAAAACATTTTAGAATCAAAAACATCTACTCTTGTATAACATTTATTATTTTCAGAAAACAAATACGTTTGTGGGTATCCAAGAGGTTTATAAATAAGATCTTCTGAATTTGCATTTAGCGCAACAAACGGTATAGTAGACTGATTAAATATATTAACAATAGGTTCACAAGCTTTGCAACTTAAGGTGGTCATAATAACGGCTCTTAGTTTGTTTTGATGATTATTAATAAACTCAACAGACTCTTTATAATTTACCACGATATAATTACAGACCCTGTAGAGCCATCTCCTCCATAACCGCCAGCAAATGTAGCACTTTGACCAGCGCCTCCTGTAGCTCCCGTTGCACCTTGATTACCTGTACCAGAATTACCTGCTGTGCCGCCTGTTCCACTACCCCCTGCATAGTTAATGCCTCCATTACCACCAGCTCCTCCACCAGCAATCACTGTGCCTCCTGAGTACACATATGCACTAGACCCGCCACCGCCGCCAGACCAACCGCCTGTAGAGTTAAATGAGTTAGGACATCCCGCACCACTGCCAGCGCCACCATTAGCATACCCACTACCACCTTGTCCTTTTCTTTGTGCGGGATCACCATCAACAGCAAACCACGTTGCTCCATCACTTCCGCAGTTGGGGATACCCGACCTACCACCTTGACCACCTTGACCGATAGTTATAGTCAGTGTTTCTCCGGAATTAACAGAAATAGTTCTAATATCTTTATAAGAAGTTGCACCTGTTTGTCCAGCTCCAGTACCGCCACCACCTCCGCCACCAGAACCGCCTGTCATAGTAATAGTCAGTTGTCTAACATCTACAGGAACAGTAAAGGTTCCACTTGATGTAAATGTTTGTGAGCCTGGTACGTATTGTGAGGAGGTTAATCCGAAGGCTCTTGCTGCTAATACTGATCGTCTTGCTAGTAGTGGCATTTATTTTCTACTTAAATTGTACTTGTGAAGCAAATACCGTAAATGTAGCTGAAGCTGTTTTAATAATAGTATAAGTGTAAGCATCAATACCAGACACATTACCAGACGAAGGTGTAACTCCGTTTTGCCATTTAGGTGTAACTGTTACTCCATCTATTTGAACTACATTATTATAGTAAGCTGTTGAACCTTGTGTAGCTAAAAATACAGCCGTAATAGATTCACCTGTTGCCATAGCTGTATTTAAAGATGTACCTGAAGAAGCTCTAAAGTTTATTGTCCAGTTAGCTGAGGCATTTGAGGTGTAATAAACAACAGATTGAGTAGTAACATCATAGTTAATAGTACCTGTTGCCGCCGTTGCCGATACTGTAACAGCTTCTACGGCATTAACAAATTTAGATGATATAACTGAAGTTGAACCTGTAAATGTTTGTTGTGCAGTAAATGAGTTTGCAGCAGTAAACGTAGCTGACACATTATCAAAAACTGTATTGACATCATAAGCCTGAACATCTGTACCTATAGCTAATCCTAAAGCAGTTCTAGCCGCGGATGCTGTATTAGACGCTGTACCACCTTGAGCTATAGATAAAGGAGTTGTTAAGCCTGTAAGAGAAGTAATATCACTATTAGCTCCTGATGCCGCTGCACTTAAAGCTGTTCTAGCTGCGCCTGCTGTTGTCGCTCCTGTACCACCGTTCGCAATAGGTATAACTGTGCCTGTCGCTAGAGCTGTTACTACTTCAACCACGTTTGACCCTGTATTAAACACAATCATTGATTTACCTGCAGGCACAGCCACACCGGTACCGGTTGAGTTCTTGACTGTGATGTCGTAGCCTAAGGTATTATTAATGATATATTGCTTTTCAATAGCTGGGACAATGAGATTTTGAGCAGCGCCTACTGTACCTATCAGATTGAGACGGAGGTTACGAGCTGTTTGAGAGGTATTAGTATTAGTAAGCGTTAGGGTAACATCAGCACTTGAGAAAGATACATCGGCTGATCCTGTGATAGCCTCTTCAATTGCTGTGCCTAAATTGGTGTTTGTAGTAACCCCCCAGGTACCAGACTGATCGCCTGTCCCGATAAGTTCTATTTTTAAATTACTATAGGTAGATGCCATGGTTTTGGTCCTTTATGATATTTCCGTATTATATTACTTAAATGGCGGCCCGCCAACCCATAAAACAAGTGTTTTTCGCACTCCTCTAGTAACTGGGGTGACTTTATGTAGCATGTATGACGGGAAAAACCAAGCTCTGCCTTTAATCATGTCTAATTTTGCAGGTTCGTCTCGATCTGATTTTAATAATAGTTCACCTCCTTTAAAGTCAGATGGGTCAGATAACATTAAAACCATGGATAATTTTCTTGGGGCAGATTTATTCCCTGTAAATGCATCAATATGCCAATCATAATGTCCTTTATCTTCGGCAGTGTATACCCCTAGCTGTATAGGTTCATAAAATCCGGTTAAATCGAAATGAAAGTACCGGCTATTAACCTCTGCAATTACTTTAGCTAATTTATCCCAAATATTTTTATTTTCGTTTGAAAAGTCTAGCCATGATATTTTAGTAGACCTAATATTTGGATTTAAAGCTATATTACTGTCCGATCCTATGTGCGCGGGGGCAACGTTAGACCAAGTAGCATTATTTGCAAGATAGTTTATTTCTTCGTCAGTTAAAAAACCTTCCCAATATGCTGAGTGATCTTTTCCAAAAGTATTGACTGGTGGTATCGGATATATCATAAATAAGCCTTTGGTTTAATATTCCACGGATTAAGTGCTATTGCTAATCTTTCGCCTGTATATTCTTCTACTGTATGGTGTATGTCGGAAGAAAATATTATTAATCTGTTAGTTTTTGGTGTGACTAATATAGTTTTAGTCATAAATTTACCTCCTACTAAATTATTAGTCATACCATAATAAACTATGCTACATAACGGAGATTTTATTTCTTTAGTTTCCCGCCATAACTGTTCATCTTTATCATAGTGCCATCCTGGTCTAGTATTATTATGAGACCACATTTCACATCCAATCATACTAGATAAATCATAATATTTACTTACTGTTTTTAAACAATCTGATATGAAACAAGTACCACTTAAATACTGTTGTAAACTACCTTCAAACCAACGACTTTCACTTGCATTATGAGTTGTAAAAAAATTTATAACTTCTTTATTCTTGTCTATTGGTAAAAAATTATCTATAACAATTAACATTTATTTAATACGATTGCTAATGTAAATCTATAATATGGCGCTATATGCGACTGTGGTCTTATTGCATGAGGTATACTAGGGTCAAACACAATTAATCTATTTGGCGTATATGCAGAAGCGTAACTAATATTAGTGCCATCTTCGTTAAAAAACATTGTTTCACCATGCCAACCATCTTCCCATTCAATATTTACATAATATAAAAGTATTTTGTCTTCGCCATGAATATGCCTAAAGTTTGCATCTGAAGGAGTAGATAAATTAACTACGCATTTAACTATTTTATATCCTTCTAGTTCTTTGGCAGCTTGTGAGCTTTGTATCGCTTCAATAAGTTTTATATCTGCTATATCTTTATCAGAATAACTAGCATGTAAAAATCTATGTTTTCTATTTTCAAATACTGTATCATCTTCCCAACCTATCCTAAAATAGGAAGCATTTATATACTTATAAAGGTCGTGCCGAAATTTGAATTCAAACAAATTGTCATATACTCTAATTTTCTTATTGCGTTCTAAAGTATACTCAATCATTTCATTTCCATTAAATAGGTTCTGTTTCTAGTAAAATCTACTTTATGTCTGTACTCACCTAGTTCAATTACATCTTTAGAATGGCCAGCAAATTCTCCGTTTTTACGAACAAAATGTATAAAGACTTGCCCTGAATAGTAATTGTCTGGGCCATCACATATTTTTCTATAATGCTCTATTTCGCACCCTTTATATATAACTGCATCTCCTTCTGCTAGATCAAATCTTTGACCCCCCATATAAATAGGCCATGAATAATGATGTGATCTGCCTAGTTGAATAGTAGCACTTATCTCACATGCCGGCCGATCAGTATGAATTTTGAGCTCATCGCCATTTGAATATAATCTTGCGTATGAATAGGTAGGTAATAGCTCTTCCCCAACAATACTTTCTATTCTAGGCCATACTCTTTCTTGCAATGTTTCAAAGATTAAACTATCTTTATTATTAATAATAGCAGCAGCATTAGGAACTTGTGCATCACCTTTAGTTTTTTGAACATATTGTTGGCGTAAAAGTACGTGGGTAAAAAATTGACAAAATTCTATTGGAATAAGTTTGGGTATAATTACCACTCCGTTTTTATTAAGCATGCTTTATCCTTTTATAGGTGGGTTCCATATAATAGCATAATCTTTATATTTGTCAGCAGAATTTACAATTAATTTTTTAAGTTGTTCTGGTAAATTTTGGACACTTATATTTAAATTTAAAGTTAAAGCAAGTAAGATTCTCGTACATCCTTTTTTGTTTGTTTTTATAGCGTGAACTCCTCTGACACTATTTAAGTAAAAACATTGTGTAGGTTTTAGTAATTTTGCAGAGTGTATAATATCTGTTTGAATTTGAAAAGAACCATCCATTAGACTTATTTCTGAATTACCGCCTTTTAATCTGTCGGTTGGAAAATCATTATACGGATGTATTGTTGGCTTAATAAATAAAAAATTATCTGTTTCTTCATTTTCTATATACATTCTTAATCCACATGAATCAACGTCGCTATGCCAAAACCCCATACCTTCAAACTCAGATTTAGTGTATGCAAAGATGCCGGTAACTATATCGTCAGGCTGTAAACCAAATGCACTACTTACATATTCCGCAAGGGCTGGAAATTCTACATTAAAATTATTACACCATTTATTACTTTCTTTTATATAAGAAACTTTCCACGGGAATATATTTGACGGAATTGCGCTCCCTGCATCGTATTTTGAATTATAGCTTTGGTGAGAGTCAATCCAAGTTTTTAATTTAGAAAGATCAATGATAGGTAACTCAGGTGTATCTAAGGGGGTATATAATATTTCTGCGGGATTCATTCACGTTCTGTAAAAACAGCTGCAACAGCTCCTTCTGGCACGAAAATATTTTTTACGCTATCTTTAAGAACCCGAACATATTCATGAGGATTAATATCAATGCCATTACATTGAATTATGTTTTCAAAACAAATAATAAATTTTTCTTTTCCTTCGTTAGTGAACTGTTCAGTATGAGGTCCTTTAAGTAATTTACCGTTATATCTTTTTGAATCAGGAACGGGATTAATGGCTACCCAAATTCCACCATTTGAAAAAGATTTATATTGTATTGGGGCCCCAGCAAATTGTGAAATGTCAGTTAAAGCCCCTTCATTCATTGTAATGAAATCAACACCATTTCCTACTACCCCTCCACCTAAATATACGTATACATAATGATTAAACTTCCCGCCCCCTATATTAGGTGCATCAAGCGTTTCATTAGCAGTAGCACTCCCACAACATAACGTAAACCCTCTACATATTACATCTTTTTGATATATCATGTATCTATCTCATTAGAAAATTTTGAAGTAATTACTGGTGTGGATGTGACTTCTTCAACATTATATTCAAATGTTTTTCCTACCATAGATTTTAGAGATTGAATTCTATTTTCATCTGCTATAAATTGCTCTTTAATTCTTTGTTGTTCTACAAGATATAACCCCGCCTGAGCCATACGTTTTTTAATTTCTTCTAAGTCTGAAATGTCTGGCCACATAGACATGGGTTGATAAGCATAAGCTTGATAGTCTGAAGGGTCTTGAGATTTTGTTTTATCTGATGCAAAGGATACAAGTAATGAATAAGATTGTTCGTCATATCCATTGATTTTCATTTTAATTTTATTCATGCTTTATGCTACACCACCCTGTCTTGTCCCGTTAACAGGCCATGTAACTAAAGGATTTCCTGTGATGTAATTACCAGCAGCTCCACCCCCTCCACCAGCATATGGATTAGCTGATGCTTGACTAAGACCTGCTCCTCCAGCCGCTCCAGCCGCTCCAGCAGCACCACCTGCTCCCCCTAATCCCCCTGCGTAACCAGGACTGGCGAAGCCTGCTATGCCGCGAGCGCCTCCAGCACCGCCTGTTGTAGCTGTGCCATTTGCTCCAGTACCTCCAGCAGAAGTAGGGCCTGGTGCAGCATCATTATCAGCACCTCCAGCACCTCCAACACCTACACTATTACCAGCACCGCCGCCACCGCCGCCGCCAGCACCTCCGCCATAATAAGGTGGATTTTTTCCTCCGCTTTGTGCATTACCAGCACTTCCGCCACCGCCACCGCCGCCACCGCCACCAGCAATAGTTCCGTTATTGGTAATTGTAGTAGGTCTATTTACATAGACTGCATTACCCCCAGCAACACCTGATGGTGCAGTAGTCGTACCAGTAGCAGGAGTGCCTGAGCCTCCAGTTCCTCCTGCGCCTCTTATAGAGCCATCATTTATAATAGTAATTGTATCCCCAGGATTGAAGGCATTTGGAACTGATAAAGCATAAGTAGGAATAGCTGAACTACCTACAGTTACGCCTGGATTGATTTGAACTGTAATATCTGAAGAACCTGCAACGTATGATGGACCTCTATTTGTATATACATCGTAGTTTTGTGTGTCGGCTGAAATAGTTAAAGTATAAGCAACTCTATTTGCTGATCCGTAGAAATCACCAAGCGCAATTTGGCCTGATGTAGGAATAGCGGCATTACCTGGAGTATTAGGAACTAAGCCTCCACCACGATAATATTCGCTGATAGAGTGCGGCGTTGTTCCACCAAACTCGGTAGCTATGGTATTAATTGATATTGCGGTACCTGGACCTGGAATTGGCATATAATATATCTTTATTTAAACTTGTTTAATTATTTTAAATTATGTTGGAATAGTTGTCCAGATAGGATTTTGATTATCATCAATTACACTCCATACTAATACTGATCCAACAGTTCCAGTTGCTTGTACGCCTGTGACTAGTACATTGGTAATCGTTTGCGTAGAAACAGTGCCTAACGCGGTGGTTCCTAAAACTCCTGTAAGATTTACAGTAACTCCACTGCCTTCTGTGACCGTAACTGTACCTAAAGCTGTAGTGCCTACCTCACCTGTAACACTAACTAAAATCGGAATACTTGCAAAAGCATTACCCAAAGCTGTTGTACCTACTACGCCTGTAAGAGTCACATCAGCTGTACTTGTTACAGTGACAGAACCTAAAGAAGAAGTTGCACTAAGTCCTGTAACGCTAATAGAGTTATTAGTAATTAAACTTACTGTCCCTATATTACCCGTAGCTGAAACCCCAACTACAGCAGCGTCGCCTGAAGAACTTCCTACATCTGCAAAGGGCGCTGATGAAAACGGATACGCGGAAAACAACATCGTTTACCCTTTATTCTTTAATTCGTCTATTTCTGCTTTTAATTCTTTGATCGCTGCAAATGCTAGTGCACTTAGTTTTTCATAGTCTACAGCTAATGTTTCATCGGGTTTTACCCTAACTGCTTCTGGGAACACCGCTTGTACATCTTGAGCTATAACACCAAAATCTGACTTCTGAACAAAGTATCCATCTTCGCCACCACGTTCTTTTATATATGCATCAGTCCAATCAAATAACTTACCGCCGATTGCATTTACTTTGTCTAAAGCGTTTGGAATGTCTTTAATATTCTCTTTAAATTTTTTGTCAGATGTGTAGTATGCTGTCACGTTATTAGTTGCACGAATTTCACCTGTTGTACCTGATGCTGCAGTACCTACACCAAATGAACCAAACTGTACACTTGATGATGTACCAATAGATTGCGGTGTTGATAACGTAATTGCACCGGTAGACGCTGAAGCAATAATTTGATCAGCTGTGCCTGTAATTGACGATACACCACCTGAAGCAGCTTGCCATGCAGGGATACCGCCTGATACTGTAAGAACTTGCCCTGTTGAGCCAATACTTAATTTAGCTAAAGTGTTTGTAGCACTTGCATATAAGATGTCACCTGTTGCATATGTAGTTTGGTTTGTACCACCTTGAGCTTCTGTAACTGCCGCATTAGTAGTTAGAATAGAACATGTAGCATCTGGTAGAGTAAATGTTTTTTCAGCAGTTGAAGGACCGCTAAACTTAGTAAATCCATTTCCTGTACCACCAAATGTCGATGCAATGACTTGAGTTAAATCTGCTGAACCATTAAAGTTATTACCATAGATTGCTCTTGGTGTAGTAAGGGTTGCAGCACTACCTGTCGTATTTTGATTTAGGGTAGGAACGTCAGCAACTTCAATAGTGCCCCAAGCTGGCGCCGCAGAAACTGAGCCTGTACCTGTTTGAACTAAGAAATTCTTAGTCGTTGTAGTATTACCCGCTAATAACGTTGTGTTATTAGAACTAGACTGATAAGGTAGAGAACCTAATGCACCGCCTGATAAATTAGTTGCGGTTGTAGCTGTCGTTGCAGTGCCAACAGTAATTGTACTTGGATCAGTCCATTGAGGCGCTGTACCAGACGAAGTAAGAATATGCGTACTCGTGCCAATACCAAGTTTAGATAACGCTGTACCTGACGCATAGTATGTAATATCACCCGCTGTGTACGAACTTAATCCTGTACCACCATAGGTTGTTAAAAACGTTCCTGAAGTAACATCACCTGCGTCTAGGGTTGACCAGGTTGGAGCCGCCCCTGCAGAGCCTGTACCAGTTTGACCTAAATATTTTCTAGTTGTAGTTGTATTCGGTGATAACTTAGCTAATGTATTTGTACCTGATGCGTACAATGTATCACCAACTACATATGAGTTTTGATTAGTGCCACCATGTACCTCTGGTAATACACCTGTAACGCCACTACCTGCTAAATCTAATGCACCCCAAGATACGTTAGTACCGTTAGATAAAAGCGCATATCCAGACGCACCTATACTTAATTTACTCCAAGTATTTGTACCTGAACCATAAAGTAGATCACCTGTTGTAACTGTATTATTTCCTGTACCACCATTTGTCGCAGCTACCGTGCCTGTAAGAGATATAGTTTGTCCTGTAACATCAATGTTTGTACCGCCAACATAAGTAATAGCGCCAGAAAACTGAGTGTATGTTATATCCGAATACCCAATTGCAATGCTACCTACATTAGTATTTACAAAAGAATCCCCTGCGCCTAACGCGCCTTCTTCAATATAAACATAGTCTCCTCCACTCATACCACTGATATCAGCAGGTATATATGTATCTACATCAGTTGCTCTAGTTAATACCCATGCAACTCCTGGACCTGGAGAATCGGGAGCGCCTACAGTTGTAACTGTGTAAACACCATTTTGCATTTGTGTTGACTGATTTTTTACTAACACTCTATCATTTAGATTAAGCGTTTTAGTGTCTATAACTAGCGCCGCGTTTGTGCCTGCATTAGTTAGTGTAGCTCCGACACCAGCATTTGCTCTTGTGGCGTAAGTAAGCCCTGTTGCATTGGTTAATGTTGTAAGCTCAGCACCATCATAAAGTAGACTTACTGTTAATTGATTTAATGCTGGAGTTGAAAAAACAAAATACGGATAGTTAATAACTAGTCCATTACCGGCCGTACTAAATAACCATATAACATCATTTACTGCTAGGCCATGATTAACGCTTGTAGTTAAAACCTTATTACTTGTAATTGTTGTAATATCAAATGTAGTACCGCCTTGAGTATAAGTAGCATTTAAATTAGCAGTTGTAGTTACTCGTGCAGGCGTGTGAATATTTAATGCTGCAGTAGTTTGTTGGTCAACATATTGTTTTGTAGCCGCTTGTAACGCTAGTGTAGGGTCAGCATCTAATAAAACAGTAGAGCCAAATGTAGCCGCACCATCAATATAAGCAGAACCATTTACATTTAATTTATACCCAGTATCAGATGTAGTACCAATTAAAAAATTACCTGTAGAGTCTACGATTCTAGCTTTTTCATTTGCAGCGAGTGTATCACCAGTAAAGAATTTAATATTGTTGGCTGTAGCAGTACCAACAGCTAAGTCGCCATCATGTACATATAAGTACCCGCCATAAGCGCCCACAATAGTAAATCCAGCATCTGAAAAGCCAGAACTATTAATACCCATATTAATAAATTTAGTAGTGGCTGTGCCATCATTTGTGGTAGCTACATAATCACCAGATGCAGAAGCCCCACTGTTTTGATTTTGTACGTTAACTTGCGCATAATCATTTTGATTAGCAAATACTTGAGCAACGCTATTAGTTAGAGTAGTGTAAGAAGTTACGCCAGGACCTTGAAGTGTAAGAACACCTGGCTTAATAATGACGTCATTATTGGCTTCTTCATAAATTGCTTTTTCTGCCGGATAGACAAGGTATACATCTTTTTGCCCTGCGGATAACGTAACAATACTTCCACCGTTGGAGGACGATAAAATAGTGTCGCGGCTTAAGGTATTACCTGAAGATGTATAGGTTCCAATACCTACTTCCCACTCAGAGCCATTAGATGAAATAGTGTAATAACACGTATTACCATCACCGATAGTAGAAAACGCTTGATAACCTGCTATAGCACCACCTAAAGCAATACTTCCAGTACCAACCGTTGTGGTTACTTCTTTAACCCTGTCTTTTAGCACAAGAGCCATAATGAGCTCCTATTAAGCTATACGAATAATTGCGTTTGAAGCGTCAGCTGCTGGGAATACAATCGTAAAATCACCAGAAGTTGAAGACTTATCTCCACCAAATGCTAATACAGCAACTGCTTTATCTGACTGCGTACTATTATAAATTAACGCGCCATTTGCAGTAATTGTAGAGCCTGCCCAAGTTGAATTACTAAAACTTAAGAATGCTGTTGTAGAAGTTGAAGTAGGTACTTGAGATACGGAAAGTGTATTACCCCCTGCTGTATATCCGCCACCTGTAGCAACTTCGTTTGATGTTGAGTATGCAGTTGTAGTAGCTCCTAAAGTTGCACTTGATGTATACAACGCAATTTTAAACGTGTCTGCTGCTGATGTTGCGCGAGTAACTGTAGTTCCAAATGCATGAATGCCATTAAGTATATCTACCTTAAAGCTCGTGCACATTGCTTGTGAAATAGCCATTATTAATCCTCCAATATTTTTATAAGTTCTGAATGCCCTGCGTCACGAAGACGGTTTGCTAAAGTCGTATGATTAGACTCAATACCTTGTTTTATAGCTCCTACTAAAACTTCATAGATATAACCTTTGAACGCTTCAGCTTGATCTCTAATTGCAGGATGTGAATCTTTACCTACATACATAATTTTTCCAATTGCTTGTTCTGCAATTTCTTCTGGTGTAAAACCTCTATATTGCGTA